GAAACTAGGCACGTCACCAAATTTGGTTGTCCAATAATCGTTTGTGTCAACGTTTGCGATCTTGGCTGGTGTTCGTTCCACCTGTTCCATGATTTCCTTTGTGCTTCTTTCAGCACCGCCCATAACCAACTGTTGAACACGCATAATTGCGCTTGTGACTGTATCTTCGCAAAACCAACGCTTCATGTTTTGCTGATACGCGCCCTGGTATCCGTACGCGTAGTCAATGCCTGCTGGTTCCAAATCGTCCATGTGTCGAAACGCTTTTGCTTCAACTAGAACGTAACCCTTCTCAGCACTAAATTCGACAATCCGTGTTTCAATGCGTCCCAATGGGAACGTGCGATTCCAGCGTTCTAAACGTTCGCGGCTTGCTTCGTAGTTATCCAAGAACCCCATTTATTTCACCGCCTTGTTAGCAGCTGAAATGTGACGGCTGACTGCACGACCGCGAATGTAACCTTCACGGCTTCCGTCTTTGTGCCCCATTGCGTAACCAACGGCTGCTGCCATAACCAGCAAGATTGCCAGCAAGGTCAAACGCCCCAATGTGGCGGGGTCTAATAGATCAAGTACCATTTTGAATTCTCCCGATTCTTGGTGGTAACGACTACCACCTGAACTCAGGGTGACGCATAAGGCGCGCCAAATCAAGAACCTTGCGTGTTTGTCGGCGTGTCACCTGACTTCGGCTTCGATTTGAGTCCGTTTCCAGCCAGTACGCCACCCAGTGAACCAGTCAGGAAAATCGCCAGGGTCTTCAGTAAGTCAATGAACGCTGCGTCGTTGGGTGCCTGCGCCCCAATTGGTTGAGTCACAAAAATGAGGGCATAAGTAATCCCCAACGTCACAATCAAGAACACGGCAGCAAGTGTTGCGCCAATGATCAGAATCAGTTGGGCGTGGATTTCTTCAGGGGTTTTGCGTCGGGCTGGTCTATGGTGACTTAAATCCAAGTATGTCGTCAGTGCATGTTCCAGTAGGGACGCACGCTGGCGGCTGACATTTCGCTTTTGACCAGTTTTCAAATTCTTGGCACTCATAACGTGTCCAACCCTGATACCCGCACGCCGTGAAACTTAGCGAAATGCCCAACGCTAAGCCCACGGCTGCAAGTCTTCGGGTCACTTCCCCGTTAACCCAAAACTTTTATCTGACGGATTCAACCAGCGCAAAATGACTGGTGCAACCGCTGCGACACCCGCCATTGCTAGGGTCTTGGGGTCTTGCACGCCTGCCATGTAAAGCGCAAGTGCTGCTGCCATAAATGAGCGCGCCCATGAAGCTGCTAAGGCTTTTGCTTTGTCCATTTTTTTGTTTTCTCCTTTGTCGGTGTTGCTCCCGATTTTGGTATTTCGATCGCAGGGAATTCGCCTTTGTATGGCACAAATTTTGGTATGCCAAAACCGACGATCTCCTTACCTTCTCCGTATGATCGAACCTTGACCATGACCATGCCGCCATTGCGCTGGTCACCTGTCCCGCTGGTGTTGCCTTCAATTGTCAAACAAGTTTTGCCGTCAATTAGTGCAACAACAATTCCAATGTGTGAAATGCGATCAACGCCGTCATGTGGAAAATCCATGAACGCCAAATAACCTAATTGCGGCATGCCTGACCAGCGTTGAATCTCTTTAAATTTATGTGCGCCAATTGCAGTGCTAACAACTGAATGAATCTTGACGCCTGCTTCATTTGCACACCAATTGACAAAAGAACCACACCAAGGCAAACCGTCGGCTTTTGTAAATTTGCCGTACTTTGTCAGATTGTCGCCTTCTTCGATTGTTCCAACTTCAGCTGCTGCGACTTCGATCAACCTGGCGTTTGTACCTTGTGGGTAAGTCATGGCGCAGTTGGAAATTCTGCGTCGTCGGCTTTTCCACCCTGTGCTGGTAAATCGCGCAATGCTTGACGATAAGCAGCCCAAGCAACCTTGTCAGTTGGTGCGTCTGATAATTGAGTCCAATCTGAAGAGGCAAGTTGTGCATTACGCCACAACTTAATCTGTTCCCATTTTTGTTCATTTGTTGCATCTGGAAATGCTGCGTTGAAGATGAATGTCATGTTATGCCACCTCGTAAGTTATGACAAACGCAATGTAATCGTTTGTCGTCCAAGTGAAAGGAACTGTTGATGTTACTAATGCCGCGCTTCCATAACTGGTTGTTGTATTTGCAACAAGCAAACGAATTGTGTCTGCATATTGTAAATAACCAATCCCCATAAATTGGGTTGTTCCGAAATCCATTAAAGTGACTGGTACTGTCAACCCAGCACTTTGCGCTGCATTAAACGGCAATGAAATGAAATTATCTGCGCCAATGGTCGAAGTTGATCCAAGTGCAAACCGAACTTCGACTGTAACCATTTTTCCAATTTTCAAGTATCTTGCTGAGATACTTCCATTTCCTAATGCTGGACCTGTCAAAACAGGTGTGTAACTAACCCAAGCACCGCCCCATTTCAAGCCAGTTGCTTCACCGCTTGCTGCTTGTAAAAAGTTATCATTTGTGCCTACTGCTAGGCGTGCTGGGGTATCGGCGGCAGTTGCTGCAATTAAATCACCCTTAGCGTCAACGATCGCGTTTTGAATTGCGTTTGAATCGTCTTGCGCAACCCAGGTGAAGTCCATGTCAGTGTTTGACGCCTTAGACAAAACCTGACCAGTTGTGCCGCCAAGCAAATCAGCCATTGACGTTGCAACTGCTTGTCCAAAAACTGCGAAGTCTGCTGGTAAATCCGTGACCAAATCGGTCGAAGTCGGCATTTGCCAACTAAACGGTGTTGTCGGGTTCGTCATAGGTTCTTCTCCTTGTTAAGTGACTATTGTCGCATTTGCCCAGTCAAGTGAAGGCGACACGCCCGACCAGGTAAATGTGTTGGAAATTTCGTTCCATTGCAACGCCTGCAATGAATACGCGGTTGGTGAAACTATTAGTGAAACTGAAAGGGTGTTGTATCCCGCTTGGAATGACCAGCCTTCAACAAAGCCCTGGTAGATCGAACCCATGTTGCCAGGCAGATCACCAATTGAAACGGGCATGCCCATGAAAACACCAATGAGATTGTCGCGGTCAGAATTGTCCACTTCAGGGTTGGTCAAGTCGTAGGTGATCTCACTGAAGTTTGGTTGCGGGTCTTTACGAAGTGCCAAGTAAAAATTGGCTTGGGCAGTGGCGTCAGCGGCATTGTGCAATGTGGTTGTGATGATTTGGGCAAGACTTCCATAAGTTGAAATTGAGGTTGCGTCGCTTGCGCTTTGTTCATGTTGGCTTTGATTGCCGTATTGAATTGTCAGATTATTGCGAACGTCACCCGCCCGCGTTTCGGTGCGCAATCCTGCTGCGCGGGCTTGGTTTGCGGTTAGTTGAACGTAACCGTTTGTTGAAAGGTATTCGCTGCGGTGCGTGGCGTCAGCGTAGGAAATCGCCCCGTTTGCGTCTTCGTAAATGTAGCCAAGCCCTGACGTTGCCAACCTTGAAACCAATGAATAAACGTCAGTTCGATCGCTTGCCCGTGCTGCCAATTCGTAATCGCCTGGGGTGTCTATTTCGCCCAACCCTGCATTTTCAGCATTTGCCCATGTCGTTGTTGGGTTGTATCCCGCCCATGTAATTGCTGGTGCAACTTCCGCCCAGTTATTGACCAGCAAATCAGTCAAAATTGTTAGGATTTGATTGCCGTCAAAATCTTTTGAAAGTACGCCGTTGGTTAGTGCTTTTGGCAAACGCGCCAATGCGCCAAGTGCCGTGATCGAATAGGTCTGCGTAAATGTCGTCGAACCTACGTCACGGACTTCCAAACCAATGTCCACAACGTTGCCGCCAAAAATTGGGACGTAAACGCTGGAGGTATTTTGAACCTGAATCGAAATGGTTGAGTTGATAGAAATTGGGATTGTTGCCTGGTTGAGGTCAATCAACTGAATGTTGACGTAGCCCGCTTGGGCTTGCTCATAAATGTTTGTTCGACCGCTGCGAATGGTCAGATTTGCCAAAATGGCGTCGGTGTATTCAACACCGTCAATTTCAACTTTCCAAACGGGATTCCACTGGGTCACTTAGATACCCGCTAACTGTCCCGCGCCACCTGTGCCGCGATAAAACGAATTGTTCAACGTGTCAACAATTGTGCGGGCAGTGCCTTCCTTATCAAACGCACCAGTGACTGTCAGGTTGATCGTCGTGCCACTGTCAGCTGCTTCGGCTTTTCTAAATGTTCCAGCATTAAATGAACCTGTGACAACCTGTGAAGTCAATGCGGTGCTTGCTGCAACACTGGCAGCCTTTGCAACGCCGCCACCGCCACCGCTTGCGCCACCTGATGAAGTTGGCGAAGGAATTGAAGGGATACTGACCGTCGGTGTTGTGACCTTCGGTGTTTGGATAGTTGGCACGCTGACGGTTGGCGTTGTTATCTTGCCAACGTTTGGCAAAAATGGGATTGCGTTATAGGCAGAAATCAAGGCGTTAATTCCAGCAACCGCACCTGAAATCAAACCGTTCAGAATTTTGACAACACCAGCAATGATGTCAATAACACCACCGGCAATCTTGCCTGCAACCTGTAAAGCCCCGCCAAGTACCGTGCCAATGATTGGCGCAAGATACGTTGCAATGTAACCGCCAAATTCTTTGAACGTGTCTAGGTTGTCACCAATTGCGTCTTTAATGTATCCAAACGCCTTTAACAAACCGTTGATAATTGGTGTGAATGTATTGACAATAATGTTGCCCAATGTTGTGATCACGCCGCCAAGCCCGTTGCCGTTAAGGCTAAACGCGCCTGAAAATGCGTTGATGATTGGCAATGCGTTGTTGTTGATGAAACCCATGAGTTTTTCAAGAATTGGAAGCAAGGCAAAACCAATTGTCTCTTTGGCTTCATTAAATGCAACCTGCATGCGTGCGATTCGTCCCGCGTAAGTGTCAGCGTTTCGAGCAGCTGCCCCGCCAAATAAATCTGACAGTTTTTCTTGCACGTCGCTGAATTTCATTGTCTTCAATTCGGCTGATGAAAGCCCAATGCCCAATTTGCCAAGCGCGGCAGTGTTACCGTCGTAAGCCTTGCCCAACGCGTTTGCGACTGTTTCAAGCGGTTTGCCCGTAGCCGTTGCAACGTCCAGGGCAGTTGACAACAAATCTTGCGCCTGTGTTATGTCCCCAGTTGATCGAACCAGGCGACTTAGTGCTGGTCGCAGTTGATCGTCAGCAACACCAGTTGCCAATGACATTTGAAGAATAGATTGTTCGGTGGCAGCGATTTGCGCCTTTGTCGCGCCCGTAGCGTTCTCCAACGCCAATGCCAACTGTGTCTGTGCCTTCTCGTCTTCAATGGCGGCTTTGACGCCTTCAACGCCGATTTTGATTGCGTAAGCACCAGCGGCAGCGGCAGCAGCAACGAAGGCTGCACCAACGACCTTGCCAATTTTGCCCATTTTGTCGCCGAAAGTTTCAACGTCTTTCGTGGCGGTTTTCAGCGATTTGTTGAGATTGTCAACGTCGCCAAGAATCGAAAGTTTAAGGGTACGACTGCCAGCCATTAGTTGTATTCCTTAACTATTTTTGAAAACGATTCTTCCCACTTTTTGATGATCTCAGGTTGTGCGCTGCGCAGTGTTGGATAGATAAACCAGCCGCGTGACCCGCGACCTTCACGACCTGACCACACTGGGAATTGCTTATACTTATTTGAACCAAATTCAACGCCGCCCCAAATTTGTTGCGTTGTTGCGCCACCACTAAGTTTTTGACCAGCAAAACCAAATGAGATTTCACCAACCTTTGACGACTTTGAAACCTTTGAACCGTCAGCAACACGGTTGTCAACAAGGTTGCGTGTACGGCTTGACGCCGCTGACTTAATCTTGCCTTGAACGTAGGTTGCCAGTTCGCTGGTTGCTTCTTTTGCTTGCGCCAATGCTTCGTCGTCCATTGCTTTGAAAGATCGGACAATGGCGCGCAATTCCGCTTTGTCATAACTGATTGCGTCAGTTGCCATTTGCGCGCCTTTCCAAAATCTCAATGACCGTCAAAATGTCTTCGGCACTTTCAAATTCATTTGGTGATAGCCC